TTTCTTATATCTAGCCCTATCTATGCTGTCCCTGTGGTTCCTAACTTCACTCAGGGCAGTTCCACAAGTCGAACAGAAACAACAACTAATATTACAGAGACTATACGAACAACAAACTATGGTGGATTTCAATACAGTGTTTCCGGTTCTGGAATTCAAATGGATGGAGCTTCCATCACACCTCCTGTCACTAGCAGCAATCAAAATATAAATGGAACTACTTATACGTGGACAGATTTAGATTTAGGCCAGAAACCAAATTGGACATTAACAAATCAAGGGGCTTTTCAATTTGTAGAAACATATACTCCAAGTGGGGTTCAATCAATAACAGATATAACAAGAACAATACAATCAGAAAGCGTAACCGATACAACTACAATATTTTCCCAATAATAGGATTATTGTTTGGGAGTCCAGTATTTGCTAATACCTCAAATACTGCGGCTCCACAGGCATCTGCATCTGGAAGTGTATCAAACTTTGCTACCCAGGTGCTTGGCGGCCCTATGGTCGAAAATAGCTATGGAAATGGAATAGTTTGCTCTGGACCACAAATGTCAATAAGTCCCTTTGCTTATTCAAATTTGAATATAAAACGCCCAATGGACTATACGTATGAAACTCCTTATTACAATCAAGCCGTTGATGATGATGGAAATCTTACAAATCCTGGTGAAATCCTTTTTTATCAAGACAACTACAGTGGTAACAAAGATTCATTAGGTTTAAATATTGGTGTAGCTTTAACATTTAATATTCCTTTAGATAAAAGATTTCAAAATGCTTGTTTAAAAAGTGCTACAACACAAGAAAAAATACAAAGACAAATATTATCTAAGGAACGTCTTAATTACGAACTTGCAAGACTAAAAAATTGTGGTGAACTAAAACTTGCTGGAATTGAATATGCAAAATCAAGTATCTACCATAAGTTATGCGAAGATGTAATTGTTAGTCCAAAGAAAGGTCAAGTATTGCCACATAATCACAAAATAAAGTAAGCAAAAGCTCTATGTAGAGTAGAGATCTTTTTAAGACTTGCTATACATCTTCCTTTGCTTAATATTTATTATACACAAAATTTGCAGTAGGCAAGCTCGGTTAGCACTTACCTACCTAGACGCCCTATCCATTGCCTGATCGAATAGGGTTTTTTTATTTTACATTATCTTTTTTTTCTTTTGTAAGTTTTTTCTTTATTTTTTTAAATATTTCAGAAATCGCCTTTTTTATCAGAGGAGCCAATAATGCAGAGCCACCAGCGACCACACCAAGCAAAGTAGTTGAAATAAGAGTTTGAGGCGTACCAATAAAACTTTCTCTAAATGGTACCTCTTCCCAGTTTTCGACACATTCAAAAACTCCATTTATCTCTATTCTTACGTAAGAGTCAAATCTTTGAATCCTTTTGTCATTTCTGTAATCACCTTTCATAAATTGTGGTTTTAAGGGTGGACAGGGTTCAAATTTTATTTTTTCTTTTTTTGTTTCTGAAATTTTTGGTTGTTCAGGTGTGACTTCTTCTGGCTGCTGACTCTGAGGAGTTACAGGAGGTGTATAAATAAATTTACTTGGATTGTATTCTAAAGGTTCAAAACTTGGGATATCAAACGTCCCACAGGCTTGATATGTGCCTTTTTCATCTTTTTCTATAAGACTCGGTAAATTATTCCTATGAGCATCAACACAGGCTGGTATATCTACAACTGGTTTATAAATAATATCAAGGGTTGGTCTTTGAATTTCCCATGTTCTTATTTTTGGAATTTTAATTTCTTTTATCTTTATTTGAGGAATATCAATCTTTGGTACTTCCATCTTCTACATCTCCTATCGAAATATACCACCCATCTTCTCCAAATTTACCTTTTTCTATAATCTTTGGTTTTTTTACTTTTTTTTCTAATTCTTCGTGATATTTTTTTATTTCATTATCAAGTTCTAAATTGAATTTTTGCATACGTAACCAATGCACTAATTTATCAACATAATATTTTATTAATTTTTTTATAAAACCAAAAATCATTAATCGTAAGCATCTCTTTTCTTTAATACTTCCACTTCTGAAAAGCATTTAGGACAGGATAGGTTAGTCATTACCGTAAACTCAGGATAACCATTCATATCCTCTTCAATATCGATATCACCACCTATTATTAATTCTGTATTGCACCAGTAACAATTCATTAAATTTTAGGTTGTTGAAATTCAGGAATAGTTGGGCCTGTGAAATCAGGTAAAGCATTATCTAAAATTTCCGGCATCATTCCAGAAACATTATCAAGTATCTCATTCATGACTCTAGCCTTAAATTGTTCAGAGGTTACAAATCTAAACGCATAGTATGAACCGCCCAACATTGACAAGGTGAGAAATAGAGACAACAATGAAGCTATCTGACAAATACGAGCAAACATGATTCGAGATGCACTAATAAAAGCAAGCGTACCAATAACATTGATGGTGCTTTTTCTAATTATAGGACTCGCGCCATTGCGTGTCATGTATGGCCTACTTGATAGAAATATTCCTGTAAAAACTAATTAATTACCAAGGTACACCTGTTGTTGTTTTGGGATTTTTCTTAAGAGCTAATTCAGAGGCAATTGATGTTTCGATTTCTGTCACTTTGTCACTACCTAAAGCCGCTTTAAGCCAAGCAATGGCATTTGCTTCAGTTATGTTTTCATAATCTATATAACTGTCAGAACTGGCTGGTTCTAAAGCAACCGTTCCATACCTTACCACTTCAAAATAATTGTTTGGTGGCAGAGGTGGTGTGCTTGTATCTTCACCAACTGTTTCGCTATCTTTTGCTGTCCAGTCAATTTGATGAACTACTTTTGTAAAACTGCCAAAAGTTTCAGTTTTTTTTAAACTTTGAACCTTCCAAGTTACAGCCATAATAATCTTTTATTATATTTTACTTTGATTCTACTGTTTCTACAGTTTCAGTTACAACATCTGGTAATTTTGCAAACTGTTTTAGTGCACCTTGATCTTCCATTATTGGTTGCATAAGTTGGTTTTTTTCTGCTACTTTTTCTTGTATTTCTCGTTCTAAAATTTGTGCTTTTGCAATATTTAAATCAAGACGAGTTTTCGTTTCATCATAAAGTTCTTGTGGAGTTGTCATAAAATTAATTAAATTATTTTTATTATACTAAGCAGATTCAAGAGCATCAACTTTTGCCGATAATTCTTGTATTGCTTTTACAAGCATTGGGATGATAAATTTTTCGTTTACTGTTAATGCATCTTCAATTTCTTGAGTAGGATTATCTTGATCACCTATTTTTATAGAAGTCCCCTCTGCGTTAAAAGGTTGTATTAAATTAGAATCTACAATCTCTGCCTCTTGCGCTATAAAACCATATAAAGTTCCTTTTTCTGCCTCACAAAAACCATCAATCCAGTTGAAAGAAACAGGTCGTAAAGAGTTTACAGCAGATAAACCTTTTTCTAAAGTTTGAATATTTTTCTTTAGTCTTTCATCAGAGGCGTTAAAAATATTAGTACCACTTGGCGCACCTATATTTCCCGACGAATCTATTGTCATTCGTGCAATTGAATTAGTAGCTAAAACTAAAGCATTAACATCGTGTGAATATTGCATATATCCAGAGAAACGACCATCGCCAGAGGTAGTATCAGCAAAGGCAAATGTCCCAGTGCCGTTGGATGCTGCAAAAAGTGTAAAGCCAGTATGCTGCGTTGCGGTCGAGGCAATATTTAGTTGATCAAAAGCACCAATTTCTGTACCGCCTATAAAACATTTCCCTGCATTATTTATTCTAAAACGTTCCGTATTTGTTCCTGTACCATCGGGAACTGTACCTATTATTATTCTTGCTGGCATATCATTTGATGCACCAGGTGTCGTATCAATTACTGCCTCAAAGGATGCGGCTATTTGAAAACCTGACCCTGTACTGCCACGAAATGCTAACCCACCAAGAGTATCCCCAGATTGAACAATTGTATGCTGAAAAACTGTAGCGTTTCTTGATTTATCAACAAATGTGAAAGCACCAAAATTATTATCTGAATATCTTGCAAAAACTGCACTGTCTATAGTTGCAGCAACATCTATTCTTCCTAAATGAAGAACTCCATCATTTGTTGTAGTTAATTTCTCTACATTATTAAAATATAAGCGAACAGCACCATCTCCAATTGCTTGAATTGCATCTTCGCTTCCATTAACTTTAAAGAAGAAATCATTTGCAGCAAACAATTGTAAATCACCATTAGTGTTATTAAACTGCGCTCTTTCTACACCTCCACAGGTAACTGACAAAACATTATCTGCTGGGCTAAATATCCCTGTGTCTAAATCATCTCTAAATGCTAATCCAGGAGTACCGGCAGCACCATCTTCCATTGTCAGTGTGCCATCTAGTTGCAACAACTCAACCCAGCCATTATTGGCACTATTTCTTATTTTTAAAATCCCTGTGTTCGTATCAGCCCACCATTGGTAGGCATATTTTGTAGCCGGTTCAGAAGCACTTGAATTATTACTTACTATTGCTGCAAGGGCATTATTTAAATCTGCACGGACGGCGGCACCAGTTCCATTATCAATAACGTAATCGTGTGTAGCCATTTTTTAGATCTTTTCTTTTAATAATAGCTGATAAATAAATTTAAACATACTCTATCCTCCTTTACCAAAACCAGATGCAATATATGTGAAGTTTCTATTTACAAAACTACTTCCATTTTTTACATCAATCTGAAAACTTGTTCCCGTAATTGTATGAACAGTGAAAAAATCTCCTGATTGTGCATTTTGCAATGTTATTCCGATGCTTGGTAAATATTTTGATGTGCTACCACCTAAATCGGAAGTGCCTGCAAAGAACGGATGTTGAAACGTCACTGTCTTTGTATTTGTTCCAGACGCAAAAACTCCATTAGTTGCACCGCTGTTTTCAATAGAATTTTCTGTCCTTGGTTCAAAAGATGCTGTATAACCCAACTCATCAACTCCTATATTTTGTGCTGGATCATTTGAAGTTAATATTGCTCTAAACTGGAAAGCTCTTCCAATAAATTTTCCATTATTAAACTTATTGAATTTGCTGAAGGCATTACTAAATGTGCAATTGCCACTGGTTGATGTTGATGAATCGATATAAAGTAAACTCCCTTGGATTGGTTTTTTGGGGGGTTGCGTATCAAAAGTTGTGTTTGCTGGATTTGCTTCTACTTGAAAAATATTTACGAAATTAGCTAAATTTACTGTAAATGTACCAGATGGTACAGACCCACTTAGAATTGTAATATCAAGACTTGCACCAACACTCGGATGAGGTTTTACTGTTGAAATTTGTATTGTTAATGGTGGACCAACTGCAACATACGTTGCTTCTTCTTGTTTTGCAGCAACAGTAAAAGTATTTACATTCGGAACTGTCAAAATTTCAAAAGAACCACTGCTTGCTGTACCAGTGCTAAAAGTAATATTTAACCTATCACCGACACTAAGACCATGTGTCGATTTGGTCACTGTTATAACGCTTCCAGATTGCGAATAAGTGGCTGCTGTTGTGGCAGAGGGGTCGGCATCACTTGTCGACACAAAAAGTTGAGCATCGCAATCTTCAGCTTTTGCACCATCAAAATCAGTCCACGTATCGATATTTGCAGTTCTTGTGTCAAACAAATCATTCGGCAAAATACCAAAAACTTTTAAATGTTTTTCAAGATCTAAAACAAATTTTGAGCCTAAATCTAAAATCGTTGCAAAATCATAAGTGCCTTTAGGACTCATCGGGCCAGAGAAGTCAAAACTACTCAAAGCATCTACATCAGTCACAGTATCAAATTCTAAAGCACCTGATAGCAACAAACGATCTAAGGCAGAATCATAAAATGTATCATCTTTGGAGCCTTGAAATGGTGGGCTATCAGAATCCTCTCTTCTTGTTTGTATTCCTAATTTAGGTTGTGCTTCTGGTTTGGTTACTATTATTGAAGTTTCATCTGTAGATAAAATCCCTATATCATCTTTGAATTTCACAAAAAATTCACCTGAAATATTTGGAACAATTGCTTCTGTAGCATTACCTGGAATATTGTCTGCCAATGTAGTGCTGTTTGCAAAAGAAGCACTTCCACTTGTATCTATTGAATGCTTGATCACCACGTTTCCTCCGTGGATCACATCAAGGGCTGTAGATTTATTAAATGACAACTTAACATTTTGTGAGTCAATAACCTCTGCTGTTAATCCTGTAACTTGTTCAGGTGGTGCTGTTTTACCAACAGCTTCAAAATTTAATTCTGCTGGTTGAGAACTTAATTGACCTAATGGGTTTTTTGTAAATACTCTAAACTCGTATGTTCCATTCACTGTATTAGTTAATTCAAGAGATGTTGATTGTGTTTCTACATTTTGAAAATTATCTGTAGAAAGACGGTGTTGTATAAAATAAGAGAAAGCATTATCTACAGTGCTAAAAGTAAAATTGATTTTTGAAACTGCTTTACCATTGATTTCAACAATAGATTCTGTGGCATTAAGATTTGCAGGTGCAGGTAAGATTTGATTTAGTATTGTTGTTGTTTTCTTTGTAACACTGGTTCCATCTTCTACATTTGAATATTTATTTGGATCGTGAACCACCGCGGAAATTGAATACTGTGTTTGTTTTGTTTCACTAACACTTATCACTCTGTAAGTCTGTGCGCTTAAAGTAGAATTTTCAATAATCCATACACTATTTGGATTTGGAGTTGTAGAGAATGCTGAAGAAACTGTAATTGTCGTTCCTGATATTGAAGATATTGTTTTTGTCTCCATAGTGCCATCTGGCATAACTATAGATAAAGTTGCCCCATTAGTTGCGGCTAAATCTGTATCTTCACTGTTATCTACAACAATTTCAGTTGTAGAATTTACCGCAGATATTCTGCCACCCCTTCTTGCTCCTTGTCTCATGGGATCAGCTACACTAATAAGCATTCCGGGTCTGACCACCACCCCAGCGGCAACAGTAGTTGTAAAATTACATAATTCACATTCATTATTTTGTGTATAGATAAACCATTTACCGAACCTTCTTGCCTGACCAAAAGATGTACAGCCATATGCTCTTATATTTTTTACTACTAAACCATATTTATTTATTAAAGTTTGATCTGCTTTTACAGGTACAAAATCTGGCTCTTGTGTTTCCATATTAAAGTAACTGACATTTACCTGAGTAAATTTTGTTGTTTGACTTGTATTTGTGTAAGAAAAACCAGCTTCTGTTACATTGCTTAAATTAAATAAATACACTGGGTCAGATGGCCGATCTTGTACAATTTCTATTGATCCAGCCGTATAAAAAGCCAATGCCCTCATTGTCTGGCAAATTTTATTTATTAAGTTATATGCAGAGGTTTGACCTCTGATTACTGAATTAAATGCAAACCTTGGTTCTGTAGTGCCAGTACCTGTCATATCATCAACTTGTTCAGCACAATACACTGAAGCGGAATAAAAACTGAATACATCAATTTTTGTAGAGTCAAGATGATCCCCTAAACCTTTACTTGAAGTTAAAACATCATATAAAATCCAAGCTGGATCATTTGTCCATTCTTTTGCAGCTTTAAAAGTACCATTGAAAGTGCCAGCATAACTTAAGGAACCATCTGATTGAACTGTTGCATTGTGAGGTATGGATATTTTTGTACCTTGGACTCTAAACATACGTTTTGGGATACTCCCGCCAAAAGTTTCAGCACCAATTCTTAATGCTGTGTAAGCTGAATTTAAATATGCATTTGGAGCTGCTTGTATTTCTGTAAAACTATCGAAAAAACTTTTACTTTGTATTTTTGGAGTATTACTATCCTCATTAAATCTTACAACTTGCAATGCAATTGGAAAATCCATGCCTGTAACACTTAATCCATAATCTCTTTTATAATTTGATGATGATTTACCTTCTATAAGATCATTTACTAATTCAGGGTGTTCTGTTCCATCATTTTCTGTTATTTTCATTATAATTCTTACCCCAGCACCAGTTATTGTTCCATCATCATTAAAAGTTTGAAGTGCAGGGAAAGACATTGTGACTCTTAACTGATCACAGGGAGTTGTGATTGATCTTGTAACTGCATTACCAAAAGTGACCTCTACACCTACTAAAGTTTCAACCTGTGCTTGTGATATTAAAAAGTTATTTACAAGAGGTTGTTGAGTTGAAGTTCCTGTTCTAAATTCTAAAATAACATTATCAAAGTTAAAATCATCTGCTTTTGGCGCAGCTAAATTTGCAGATTGTTTTAAAATTTGTGTACCATTTAAAAAAATATCTTTGCATGCACTTTTAAGGTAAGATTGAGTACCAAAAGTAGTACCATCAGCAATTGCGCTAGGAAAACCATTTATTTCTCCAGAACCTAGTAAATCATAAATCGTGATGCTCTGGGTACTTTTTAAAGTACCTGCTGGCATATTAGGTAAAAATATATTTTGATTTATTTCAGAAAAATAATTTGTCATTTTAAGAGCTTATAAACTGTTGAACGTCAGTTGATGCACTAATTACGATTGAGCCAGTAAAAACTTCACCATAAATTATTGGAACCGCACCACCACTAACACTTACATTTTGAATTTGATTAAATCCTAACGAAGGAAAACTGTTTGGATTTTCTGGGTCTCCTCCAGCTCCTCCAGCTCCTCCAGAAACAGATACGTCAGATATATCTAAAGATTGATCAGGTGTAAGCAAAGAAGCAACACCACTCAGAGCAGTATTTACTAAAAGTGTCATTCCAATATTACCAATAAACCCAGATGAAGCTAAAGCCTGACCAGCTGCATATATCGCCCCTGCCCCTGAAGCTATTGCTGACCCCACCGCTGTTACTGTTGTTACTGCTGCTGTTGCTACTGTTGTTGCAACTGTTGCTGCGGTTGTTGCTGCGGTTGTAACAAGAGAAGTTACTAGACTAACTGCTGTGGTAAAAGGTTCACTGCCAATAGCAACGGGTATTATTTGAATGTCACCCTTACCATTTAAAGACAAATTATCTTGCCAGACTTGAACTCCACCCATTTTTATTTTATAAACTTGTTGATTTAAATGTTTTTCAACTTTAGGAAAATTGCAGATTAAAAATTTTATTGCATCTTTCGGGCTATCGACAGCCGCTTCAAAATAGCTTTTACCTAAAAATTTTCTTAAAGTTCCATAAACTTTAATTTTTTTAAGCTGCATAATAATAAACTTTTTTTGTAGCTTTAATATAGTTTAAATCATATATTCTTCTACAACTCAATTGATTTAGATTATGTTCTAATATTGTTTGATCTCCAATGTAAACAGCAACATGGCTTAACTTTTTTTGTGAACCTTCAAACAAAAGAACATCACCTACTTCAATATCTTCATTTTTATTTCTTAATATAAAACCAGTTTCTTCTGCACATTTTTCAAACATTGGATTTTTTATAAATTCTTTTAAGTTTTTTGGCCGTTCCCATTTCTTTAACTTAATATTTTTTTCTTGTTCATACCAATCATGAACTAAAGACCAGCAATCATATAAACCCCAAATCCATCTTCTTCCAATAATTTCTGAATTTTTTTTATATCCTTTTGGTTCGAATTCATACCAACATTTTCTCTCAAGGCTAAAAATATACCAAGGATAACCAAGATGCTCGCAAGATTCAAAATCAGTTTCAGATGGCATTGCCGGCCCTTTTGGATGACTATGAATAACTCCTATAATTTCCCCTGTATCTTCACATTCAGCCCAGTCATCAGGATCAATAATAAAAAAACCAAGACTATTATCTGCCAAATTTTTACAAGGCCAATATTTTTCTACTCCTTCAATAATTGCAAGCAAGCCGCAAGATTCTAATGGTGAACAATCAAAAGCGTGTTTTTCTGCTTCAGTTTTCCAGGTCATCATCCAACAAACATACCAACACCCGGAAAATCGGTGTCCAAAACTTGTCTTTTTGGAACTCTTACACCTTGCAAATCAAGGGCAGAAACAAGTTCAAAAATAATTTGGTCTCTATTTTCTAAAGTTTTTTGGTTTACATAATAAATTTCTTGTGGAAGTTCTGCTGTAGTATCTGGCGTACCAAATGGATTTATGTTGCTTGGAAAATTTGCTGCGTCAATAAATTGAGCCATTGTTCTATGGCGAATAACTTTTGCCCCTTGAAAATCATTAAATGGTGTTGTAGCGTTTACTGTTTGCATAAGTGCAGATATAGAACCTAAGATATTTGATACGACTAATGTGGGGCGTGGCAACGTGCCTTGTCCAGAATATTCAAACCCGTCTACAATAGCTGGAAATCTATTATAGGTATTTCCTTGCCAAATGATAGAAGCGTTTGAGTTCATGCCTACTCCAGAATGAAATCTTGTTACAGTACTTTGTCCATGTAAATCACTAAAAAGCGTAAGTGAATAAAGCTCAATAATTGATTTATCTTTTAAGGATTGTAATTCTGAAACTGGAATTGCCATTATGGTTCAAATACTTCTCTGAATGTACAATTCAATATTGCCCTATTATTGTATGGTATTGTTTTTTCCCATGATTGGCAAACAAATTTACCGGCACCCGATAATGTGACAGATACATTACCGCTGTTTGTAGCACTACTTGCTGCGATTACTGTAAAGGTATTTTGGTTTGCTGTTGTATTGACTGAAAATGTACCATCCGCAGCAGATCCAGTTGTGTAATCAATAGTTACAACGTCTCCTAAAGCAAACCCATGATTCGTGATAGTGATTGTAACAGTTGTTCCACTTTGCGAATAAGTCCCTGTTTTTGTACTGCCTTCACCCGGTGGAGTAAATGTAAAACTTGCTTGATCTGCAACACGACTTCTCAAAAAAGCTTCGATTACGTCAGATTCTTCTTCTGATACATTAAAAGTCAAATCATAAACTTTAGGATCTTGATGTAAGGGCAGACCAAATATTGTGCGCTCTTCATAACCATCACCAAGAGAAGTGATTCTAAATTTTGGATTGCTTTTTTTCCGCATTCCATAGGTCGGTTGTATTGATGGGAAAGTAGCCATTTATCTTGTAAGTAACCCTCCAGGTCTTTTTTCTTTTATAAGCTGTGCTTGAATAGCAGCAGCTATTGAATTACCAAGCTGTTCTGCCGCTGCACTATTACCAGCAACAGAGCTGCCTGAAGCATCAACTGAAACACTTACATTGTTTACAACACCTCCAATTCTATTATTAGGAATGACAGTACCAGCAGAGCGTGGAACAAATAATTCAGGGCCACGCTCTCCAACAACTGACGCTCTACCAACGGGAGGCCTTCCACCATTAGCAAATCCAAGAAGAGAACTTATTCCACCTCCTCCCCCACTAAATCCAGCACCCCCCAAACTTGGTATGAAAGGAACAAGTCCTCCTCCACTTTTTTTACCACCACCAAACAATTTTCCTAAAAATCCACCTATACCTTTTCCAATACCAGAAACAGCTTGTTCAATTTGAACTTCAATAAGTTTTCTTTTTAAATTATTTAATACATTGATTGCTGCTTGTCCAAGACTTTGAGTTCCCATAACTGCATCAGTAAGATTACCAACAATACTTTTTTCTAT